AGCCAAACCAAATTAATCGGTCGTATTACCGAATGTACCATAACGGTTATTAGAACGATAACCAGTAAACGGTACGGGCTCGACAATACCACCAGGATTTGTGTACCGTTCGCGAAAGACGCGGACTAAATCTTGATAGCGGCCCAAATGAGCCGCCGCACTCGTCTGGTCATTACCGTCATCTAAACTAATATAATGAAGCGCCAACTCAAGTAGCGCGGGGACGGCATCACGTTGAATCGGTGCCGTATCTTGCGGGTCAACGTACTTAGGTGGTAGGCGCAGCACACGAAAATCCAACTCATATCGAGCGTCTTGATGAGGGAATACTTTCCACGCATAGTAGCCAGTGCTGTGCTTCAACGGACGGTGATAGTCATAAAGCTGGGCGCCATTCCACACAACACGAGCCGACTTAATCAAACCAGAGTCGGTCAAAATGCCGGGGGGTATCGTCTTACCGGCGTCCGAAAGAGCTTGGACATGATCGTAGGTAGGCTCAACCTCACAAAGAAGATAAAACTTTTCACCCGTCTCAACACCGTTAAACTCACCAACACCACGACTTTTCTTCGCTCGATGAGCCACATAGTATCGGATACGTAAACCAGATCGACCGAAACGCGCATACGTTGAGTCACCAAAACCCAACATAGCGTCAATGTTCGTCGCAGATAGAAGTAAGGCACCATCTGAACCATCAAGTGCCTTCTGGTTGATCACCGTCGACGGAGACGGCGCACTCTCCCATACCGGATCGTGAACACCTGTAGACACTGCAACATCTGATGGTTGAGTCGTCGCATCGTAGGCCCAGGTTAGATTAAAACTACCGTCATGATTTTGATCGCCGACCGGGGCGATTGAAGGTGACTGCTGCCATTCATCATCCCGGCGACCCCACACATAAGTGTATCGGATGGCCCAAGTACCCTCTCTCAGCGACTTTGAACTCGACCACTTAAAGTCGGCCTCATCCGGGGGCAAATCGGGAAGCGTGACACCAGATACAACCGTCGTTGTAAGCCCCATAGGTACGACGTTACCCTGATTGTCATACACATTCGGTTCGTTCGGGTCGTTCGGGTCGTTCCCCGGTTGAGGTGTTCCCCCAGAGGCTGAGGGCGGCTCAAGAGTAACCTCGTCCACACTCTCATCAGGAACAATCTTCGGTCTCTTTAGATTAACCTGAACAATCTCAGGAGCTTCTGTTGGTGCCGGTAGCTGAAAGTGACGGCCCCGCCAGCACCGATAAGGTCGGCCCTTTGACTCGCCCTGGAAGTCCACCATGTCTTGACGGCTGGCACCTGCCGTGTCCATCTTCCACACCTGCTGGCGGCTACTATCATAGATTCTCGCTGGCTCGAGAACCTCCATGACATCGTCCATCAAGAAAAACTCAGGCTGATAGATACGAAACGTAGGTATGTCAGAGTCAGTGGGGATTAAGTCTGCCAATGGTCTGTCAAGCGTTACAAAGTAGTAAATTACACTGTCAATTGTCTTCTTAAACCACTCACGACTCTGTCGGCGACGAACACGACCATCCCCGTACGTGAACTCAAGGTGCATTACACCGTCCCACTCACCCGTAACCGTGGGCCGCCAAGTAGTCTTACTACTAGCAGCAATAGAAGTCGTTCCAGTTGAATCAGAAAAGTAGAGAAGTCGCTTGTCGTTGCCGTAACTAATTGCGGAGGCGTCTACCGCCGCGTCAGTACTCAGCACATCGGGAAACAATGCCACATGCTGCTCGTCAGGAATAAGCGCCTCAGGCACATCTCCTGCCAGTCGATCCAGGGCAAGGTTCAACCCAGCGCGGATTCGGCGATCAAGGGTCGGGCCAGTCGAATCCCACGACCGCAAAGCAAACAAGCGCGACATCAAAGAACCCAAAGAAACGTCCACAGGACCTCCAAAAGACGAAGGGGGCGGGACCCGAAAGCCACGCCCCCTAAGTGTATCACGTAGTGACTAACTACCACACAGGCATCGAGATAACGGCTGTGATCTTATCGCCGGTAGAGCCGCTGTTGGCTTCAAGAGCCATACCAAAGACACACCCCAGGTTGTCGACAGTTGCGTCAGCATCGCGGGTGAGGGTCGTCGCATTCGCAGAGGCAGCAGACACCAAACGGTCGCCTTGAGCCACGGTAGAGACGGCACCCACCTCACATACACCCTTCGCAACGATCCAACCATACTTACCGGCAGCAATTGCGTGGCCAGCCACCCCAAGAACACGGTGCACATGAAGTGTCGTGGTGGAGAGGATTGCATGGTAAGGAGCGTAATCACTGTCGAGGAACAACACGTCGCCCTCGGCAAGCGCAGTTGACTCTTCGTCGTTATAAACGAAGATCCATTCCCGGTCACCGTAGTGAGTCGAGTTGGCTGCAGTTACCTCGTCAGCAGGTTGCACATACCGCGTACCCAAAGGATATGCCTCAAAGTCGTAAGCGGTTGAAATAGCGTCTGTTTTAACAGTTCCCATGATGTACCCCCCTTATACCGCGCCGCCGGAAACACAACCCTGAGCCGGAAGCTTAGTGCAGATCATGTTGCCTTGCATTGCAAAGATTGCGGTCACCACGTCTTGATCGCCAACCCGTTCCTTGAATTCCGAGATGTTCGGGGCTTCAAGCATTGGGAACTCGATGTAGTCCGTGTTGAGCATGTAAGTAACTCCACCAGCAGGGTCAGTCGCTCCTGTGAAGGCCGACGTGTCTGTGCGGTCCAAGTCGATAGACGAGGTAACAGAAGCAAGTCCAAGGGAAAGACCCAAGGTGTTGCTCTTGTCAATCTTGTCATCAACGAGAGTTACGCGAACATTTGAGGCACGATCGTCCTCAAACTTGGTGTAGGTGTCGTCATCCATGATGATCAGATCAGGACCCTTACCTACGCCACCAGCATAATGCGAGCATTGACGATATGTCTTGCGCATTACCTGCATTCCGTCTGTCGCCCAAGTACCAATGTCGTTGTACTGGTTGAAGTGGAAGTAGCTGCTGCTCTTGTCCACACCCTGGACTTCCTGGGACTGAGAACCTGGTGCCACAAAGTCAAGAAGACCATGAGTCACACCGGCTCCAATACCGGATTCCTTTTGACCGTTGAGTGTCAACAAACCAAGAAGCTCAGACGTTTGAAAAGCAAGACCCCGACTCACACCAGTGAGAAGAAACTTGTTCAAGTCTGCCTTAGCTGCTTCCATTGCAGTTTGAGGATATTCCTCAATAAGTCGAATAACCGCCAACTTACCACTGTTCTGGTTTAGCTCCCGCTTGGGAATGTTGATGGCCATAACCATACGATGAGGCTCAACAGAAAACTTCTTGATCTGTTGGCGCCGGGTCATGTTCAGTAGCTCGTCGCCGACGTAGACACCAACACCACGGGCAGGGGCACCACCGGAGAAGGAACGCTCAATCTTTGTTCCTCCCTCCATGGGCATCCGAGCCTTAGCGTTAAGTGCTTCGAACAACTCATTGCTACGAACAAACGAATTTACCAGAGGTCCACGGAGATCCGCGAACGTAGAGTTCAGTAGTTCAGTACTGATAGTCATTTTATTCTCGCTGTAATTGTATTAGAAAAAAACTTTTCGCCTGCCCGTGACGCACAATACTGGACCTATAAGGCTGCCCAGCACATCTTTTGGGTGCATAATCTGTATACAACACATACTATAATTGCGCAAGTAAGAGACTTTCACATTGTCAATATTTATGACTTATTCCGGCACGTAATACAGTCACTTAGGCAGATAAGCGTCATCATGATACCATAGTGGCTATGACAGCAACCAACGCAAAAAAGCGTAAACGTAAAAGTGTAACTACTGGTGGCGCAGAATATGCCACCGCACCAGGCATCCATGATGGAAAGGTTCGAGCCCTGTTCGCAACCCCCGATGCCTTTGTGTCTATGTGCCAAATTGTGCGAGAGGACGAATCAACAGGGTACATGGAACCCACACATACGCAGAGGAAACTACTGGAAGCTTACGACCAAAATCGTTGGCTTATGGTAAACAAGTTCCGTCAAGCGAAGATCACTACGATTTCAGTCATGTTGCTACTAAGAGATTGTATGTACCTCAGCGGCGTCAAGGGCCTGCTTATTGCAGAACGTCAAGACACGGCGGAAGACATCTTTGAACGCATACTATTCGCATACAACAGGCTGCCTGCCGATGTCCGAATGCCGCTGACGCCAGGGAAAAAGGCGGGCGCCACACAGATGCAATTCTGTCACGGAGGGGGCATTAAAGTCTTGACGGCGGGCGGAAGGTCTCCAGCCATCGGTCGATCCATTGACCGTCTCGTAATCACAGAATTCGGTGAGGCTCAATGGCAACGCAAAGCCGCGATTAATATTTTCCCCACTGTAAACAAACGCCCCAACGCTAAAGTCATATTGGAATCAACACCAGGGCGAGCGGGCTCACACCATGAACAGATGTGGCGGTCGGCGCTAGAAGGTTCAAGTCGATTTCATCCGCTGTTCCTTGAGTGGTGGGAAGATGAAAGTTGTAGAGAGCCTGACGATAGCTTTCAGCCTTCAGCGCCTGAACTTGAATATATGAGTCGTCATGATGGAATGAGCATCCACAACTTAGCCTTTCGGCGCAAAGGACTAAATACAGAGTTCGTCGGAGACACAAGACTGTTCTCGTGTAAGTACCCGTCAGACTCTTACGATGGGTGGCTGGGTAGTACAAACCCCGTAATGCCCGCAGAAATCCTGAAGCCCCTACTCGAAAAGGCCACCGTTGAGCCACTACTCGGTGGTCACGCTTGCCATGAATTTGAACCACCTAAGCCTGGACATCAATACCTGGTCACCGCTGACCCCGCAGGCTTCGGTAGTACAGGTGATAAATCAGCGCTAACTGTTTGGGACGCCACCGAATGGAAAGAGATTGCCTTCTGGGAAGATCGAGAAACGCCTGACCGATTCGCACAAAGACTAAAGGTTGTACAGAAAAGATACCTCGGCGCACTGCTCGCCGTTGAGTCCAACGCCACAGCATGTATCGCTATCTTGAAAGACCAAGAGACACGAAACTTACTCTGGACCGATAGAAATCACCCAGGTTGGTACGCGACACAAAAACGGCTACAAGAGTCTGAAGCGCGACTCGTTCAAATGCTAAGGCAACATGAACTAAATATACAAAGTCGCGGAATGCTCCACCAATTACTGAACTATGACGGCACACGAAAGAAACGCATTCGGGGCGAAGATGGTACAATTCACCACTTCGACCGCGCTAGAACAGCGGTTATGGCTGCTGACATTCTGTCCCGGAGACATTTCTCGCACGAAGCAACTGAAGTACAATCGGAATACTTGCCGGGACAAGTTACAATCAAACAACTAGATAGAATTAAGAGTCATAAAAGACGCGAAGCAAAATCACCCTTTAAACCTGCATCACAAATCTGGAAATAAAATGGCCGACTACAAGGCAAAAAAAGACGCAATGGCAAAGCAGGCAGCAATAGATGAAGCTGCCAGGAAGAAAAAAATCGAAGGCCAGTCCGACGAAGAAAACGCCAAACAATTAAGTGAGACGAAAGAGATCACGCATGAAGAGATTGACGAGAAGACCGCTAATCTGGCCAAGTTCTTCAAGAAGAAAAAATAGGTCACTATGTCTAAGCTGTCAAAACTGATCGATCGGCATCTTAATTTCTATAAGCGAGCCGAAAAGAAAGACTTCGATAAAGCCCGTAGGTTCTATCGAGGTAACTTCTTTTCTGGCGGCGATAGCGACCTCCAAGGCCTTAGCGGGTCGTCCTATCTGTGCTCAAAGAACATTATCTATGCCATCGCAGATACGGCAGTCAGCGCCTTGTTGGGGCCAAACCCATCAGTAGGCGCCGTCGCAAGAACACCCGTGTCTCAAGATGCGTCCCCTGCGGTGACAGGCCTGGTCGAGTATGTGTTTGAAACAAACAACTTTCGACGCAAAGCAGCTACGGCACTAATCGATGCCGTGCTCTGTAAACGTGGCATCTTTAAGACGGGGTGGGATGCGAAAAAAGACGTACCCATTATTCGGGCAATCAACCCCTCTAGTATATTCTTCGACCTTACCGTGCGAGACTCAGACGATATCCGATACTGGATTGAAGCGACGGTTATCTCCTTCGATGAGTTTAAGGCGCGAGTAAAGTCTGGGCAGTACAAATCCGAATTGGTCAAAGAAGTTACTCCAGACCGATACCCAAAGTGGCTGCTCGACGAAAACCAGAAAAGCACCACAGATACTGTTCGTGACGCATTTCAATGGGTGACCGTCTACGAGTATTACGATCGCGAACGCGGCATTATGCAGCACTACATTAAGCAAGCTGATGCCATCGTGTTCGAAGATAAGATCGACTACATCCCGTACAGCATGTTCACACTCAACCAATCAGGAATTGATTGCCTGGGCTTGAGTGAGGTACAGCTTGTTCTAAAACAACAAGAAACTATCAACGATCTGCTCACACACATGAAGCAAATCACGTACCTTCAAATCCCGAGAGTCATGTACGACTCCGGTCGAGTGAGTGAAGAAGACCTGAACAAAGCAGTAGAAGCCAGCGCAGGTGCGTTTATCGGAATCAACCCGTCAAATAGCGAAGCCCTCCGAAGCTTGGCTACTCTCTTCTACGAAATGCCCATCCCTGATAGCCCATCTGGGGTCAAAGAATTCATTGCACGGCAAGAAGAAGATGCGGCCTTTATCTCCGCATTGGCTGAAGCCGCTCGAGGCCAAGTTGCTGGTGCGCGAACCGCAACAGAGATGGCCATTATCGATGCCCAACTTCGAACCCGACTCGCAACCCGAGAAGGTCACCTGAACGATGCCATCGAAGATGTGGCGAAAAAGGTGTTCTACCTCTGTAAGAAATATATGCGCAAGACACGACTGATCCGAATCTCCGGTAGCAACAAGTGGGAACAACTAAGCCACAAAGAACTCGTCGATGTCGATGTCGACTTTAAGATGGTTAGCTACAACCCCATTCGACGTAACCCCGGCATGATGGCTGAGACGCTAATTCAAATGCTCCCGTTCTTGTCGCAAAACCAGAACGTAGATATCCGACGGCTGACGGAAGAAATTCTGACCAACCTCGGACTACCCAGCCGAATCCTTATCCCCGAAGCGGAACTAATTGCGCAACAAGAAGCCGCCGCCGCACAACAACAAGCAATGATGCAAGCAGAACAGCAAGCTAAGTTGGGTGGGGCCGCAGCCGGTAAGCCTGCGATTGAAGCACAGCAAGCTGCTCAATTGCAGCAACTGATGGCCCAGTTGCCACCAGATGAAGCTGAAGCAATGATGGCTGCAGTAAGTGGGCAAGAGGCTGGGGTAGAGCCAGAGATGGAGGACGCACTACCCGGCGGTGGGGGAGCCCCCATTAGAGGTGAGACTTGAGCGTATACAAAGACAAAATGTTGGCGCTTCGTAAGACCCAGCCTCAAGGCGGCGAGATCGCGGGGCGAAGCAAAGCAGTCCAGCAAAAGGACGCGTCTCCAGAGTTTCTCAGCCGTATTGAATCTTCGGTAGCTTATGGAGAGTCTGATGCTGACACTGGGATCACAGAGTCACCTGGCGACCTTGGAGAGATTGCATATCCGCAGAGCGATCGGATGGACGCCGAGGAAGCTTTGTTTGCTAAGCTGTCTAAAACAACGGGCGGTAAAGGATCTGAAACTAAGTCAAGTACCGCCGTAGGAAAAGCGCCATCAAAAGCGTCAGCCACTACGATTAAACACAAACGAAGCAACTACGCACCACATAAAGGTAAGGAAAAGCGCGGACCACATGGACCTACACCACCTAAGTTGGACACACTTGACGATTACGAAGGCAAACAGACGGATGAGTATTTCTCCATCGCACAGAACGTGATGCCACCTAAAAATTATGACGACCTTACGCAAAACTACGCAGCACAAACTAGCTTTGGGCAGAGCGCGGCTATGCAATCATTAAACCAAAAACGCGACAAAGCTGAACCGTTTAAACAACAAACTCGCACGTTACCAGGCGGCGAAACAATTCCTTTAATCGTTTTTGGTGATGGCTCTGAGTACTACGTTGACCCCGACGCAGACATAAATAAGCTTTACCCAGGTGACGTGATTCGAATAGAGCCCCCAAAGGACAAACGATGAGCCTCATAATGAACAACCTCGAATGCACCGGATGCGACTTCTTTGAAGAAGAAGCAATCTACCGACGTGCCGACGGGCCAGACGATTGCCCCGAATGCGGTAGCAAACGAAAGATGAGCTTCATTGGACTCCGCTACGCTATCCATGGTCAAGGACCAGGATCATTCGCCGCAGTCGACTTTGGCGTGCTCGGTAAAGCCGAGACCAAAGAAGACTACGATCGCTGTATCAAAACAATTGAAGCACGATTCCCAGGTAAGCGAGTCAACATTCAAGAAGAAACTCC